GATGTTAGACCCAGCCGCCGCCGCTAGAGTTCCGCCTGAAGCCGTCCAGTCTTCAGAATATGAAGTAGCTTCAAACCCATAGTTAGCGATTACATTGTACTGAGCGCCCGACGTTCCGCCAGATCCGACCTCAATCCAACCTGACCCATTGTACTGCCAAACCGTAAGCGTATCGGTATCGTAGACGAGAAGCCCTGTCGCAGGGCTCGCGATCGCCGTCCTCTGCGCTGTCGTCATGCGCGGAGGCAGCATCCCTTTTGTCGTCGAGCGAACGTCGAGAACAGCAGAGGAGTTCGCCGTCGATTTCTCACCTATCGTGCTCGATCCCTTCGTCTGAATCCCCTCGGGGAACCAGGCGGGAGCCGCAACGACGTTCAAAACATAAAAAAACGAAACTAAAAAGCTAAGAAAATGTCTCATGCCAATGCCCTCACTGTATATTTCATGATTGATTCATCCGGCGTTCCGCTCTGGTTGTCGGAAACATACTGCACTTGCCCAGCGTTCGTGATCGAGAACTCTACCCCTGCATCGTCGCCAGATTGCGGCCCAGGAGTTACGCTCCAGGTTGCGGCTGTTTGCTTATACAAAGCTACCATTGATCCGCCCTGCACGCGCTCATCCCCGCCGCCTCCCGTAGTCCTGCGCCTTATCCTGTAGTCGATTATCGCCATTTTGACAGAGGATCCATCGAGCAGTAGACCAGTAACGTCAGCCGCTACGGATTGGTTGTTTGCGATAGTGAAAGTCGTTAATCCTGTGAACGTCCCGAGAAAAGACTCCAGAGCGATCCCAGCCGTGCGGATAGAATTGAACCAAGTTGCCGTAATCGCCGGACCGTTTGATCTAGTTGGAATTGAAGAAAAGCTCATACGTTCACCTGCTCATATTGAACGAGTACATAACCCTGCGCTCCTGCGCTGCCTGCGTATCCGTTTGTAATGTATCCGCCAGCGCCGCCGCCGCCACCTCCGCCCTGAGATCCTGCTCCGCCAGTTGTAGCGAAACCGCCTGTCCCTCCGGCGCCGTAACTAGCGCCTCCACCGCCGCCAGTTCCTCCGGCAGCAAGAGTCGTGTTTACCGTACCGCCGTTGGCGAAAATTGAGTTCGTTCCAGCTACAGGGTTTGTCGAGTAGGAGTCTCCAGCTTTCCCGCCTGCCCAATTGTATCCGTACTGCCCGATACCTCCAGATCCGCCAGCGCCTCCAGCAGATCCAGAGCTGCCGAACCCAACAGATCCAGCGCCAGCGGCTCCGCCGTTTCCTCCAGCAGATCGAATCTTCCATCCCGATGTCCCGGCAGATAGTTCAGTTGTACCACCTGCTCCGCCCGCACTTCCTGCTCCTGTTCCAGTCCCGCCTGCGCCAGATGATCCGGCAGCGCCAAGAGAAACCGTAATAGTTTCACCGGGAACAACTGGCATCGTGCAAATATTGACAGCTCCGCCAGCGCCTCCGCCGCCGCCGCCAGCGTTTTGGCCACCTGAGTTTGCACCGCCGCCGCCGCCACCTCCGCCTCCGCCGCCAGCGACGGTAAACGTAGCGATGTAGACACCAGCAGGTACAGTCCAGTTGCTAGTCAACGATTGAGATGTCGGTTTTCGCATCACTCTAGTTGGCATGATTAAGCTCCTGTGGGTTCATAGTAGAGCGACAAAATAAAATCTTTTCCGCCTGTCAAAACGGATAGAATATCCAGCTTCAAAACATCACCAGCGAGCAACGACTCGCGTGTTGAGTTAATAACCGCAGGAAATCCGCCAGCTCCAGTATCAGAGTTTGAGTTGTCGCCAGCCGTGTAGGGAAGACCTGGGCGGGTTGTGAAGATCGACTCCCAGCTACCTGCGCCGCGCTTTCGTTTCACATCGACATCAATCGATCCAGATATTCCAGATTCAAAAACGTATAGGCGAGCGCCAGTGATCGTGATGTCTCGCGTGACTTGATAGAACATCACATCGTCAAAGAATGTTTCGCGATCATAGTATCCAAGCACCTCGAACTCGATCGACTGATTTTCTTTTATCAGATCGCGCGAGGCCTGAAGCGCCTCGATCTCGGTTTTCAGAATGTTAAACCACGTCTCGTCTATCGTTTGGCCGTTGCTTCTCGTGCTGATCGGCATCCTAAATCTCCCGCAGCTTGAAAGTTGCTACCATAGTTTTGAAATCGAAGTTTTTTTTCAGGATCTTGTACCTGCGCGCCGAAGGAATTTGCAGGCTCCAGAGCGCGCGCGGGAGCGTTGCAGACAAAGGATCTCCGCAAACCGCAATCCCGCAGATCGGAAGATCAAACTCGCCTGGCACATAGACCGTAGGATAGTCGATCGCGACCTTGTCGAGCAGATTTAGCTCTACAACCTGTGCATCGATCGGAGTCAATAGTTCAAGCTCCTGCTTTGGAAACGCAAATTCCGTCACGAGCTCAGTAACAATGTCCGTCTGCTTCGTATTGTCGTTGAAAATAGTAGAATCGATCTCTCTTTTCCTAACGCCATAGAGGTTAATCGATGAGCTGCTCTGAAAAACTACAGTGTCATCTCGCCACGTCATGTAGTTAAACATCCGGTTCTTGCCGTTTGAGATATTTCGGACGTTTATTATGTTCTCGGCACCATTAAGCGATGCCTGACCGAAGAAGGTATGGATCAAGTCAACTGTTGCATCTCGGCTCGTGACGTAAACAGTCTCGTCTTCGATTTTGAGAACCGAGTTTGAGAGCAGCAGCAGGCGATCGATTGCCTCTTTTGCCGTCAGATTCTCAAGATCCGTCTTGTCGTCGATCTGTTCATCGAGTTTCGGCGCGATGTTAATGAGAGAAACCGTCAGGAGATCCGTGATTTCGGCCTGGTTTAGGATCGCGTAGATCACATCAGACACAGCATCGCCGTTTGAGATGGATGCGAAAGGAACGGTGACGCGAGAGAAAATGGATTCGTAGCCAAGAACCAAGAATTCAGCTTTTTCCTGCGCCGCTTCCTCTAGGAAAGACTCATCGTTTAGCAGGCCTTGGAAAACCGTCTGCTCCTCGCATAGAATCGCATCGCCACAGATCGCAGTTCCGCAAAACGGGAGGTTGTTGTCCTCCGTATAGGTAATCCGAACCTTTGCATCAGCCCGCTTGTAGGCAAAGATCGACTGATCGATGCCAACGTCAGAGTAAAAACCCTCGCGGTTGTTGAGCGTAAGCCTCACGCTGCTGTTCCTGAACACTCCAATCTGGTAATCCGACGAGTCGGTATCAACCCCGAGCGTTCCGATGGAGATGACATCTTTCGTGATCTCCTGCTCCGTGCCGTAGGTGCCATCCGATAAGAATGGCGTGACGTAAACTCGAACCTGGCTCAATCGACCACCTCGACTAGATCGAATTTAACCACGATCCCGTTTGAATAGATCCCCTGATACCAGTCGTTGACGAGTTCCGTTGCACACTTGCAGAGATAAATGTCCTCAAGCCTGTAGCCTCGTCGCACGCTAGAGAACTGATCCTCGTCCCCGCCAGAAAGCCATACCAAAAAGCCTTCGTTTTGATAATGCAGGCGCTCGATAAGCGTGAGATCCGAGGAATCTCGCAATGTCGTGACCGTTAATTGGCAGGAGAAGGCTCCGATCTGCTCCCTGATCGACTCTTTTCCAGAGAGCATCTTCGTTCGCAGGCGGTTCCGCGAGAGCGTCGTGCGCTTAATCTGAGGCCATCCGTTGAACTGTCCGATCTCCTCCGTCGCAATGAAGTGATAAAGGTACTTGTCCTCATTTGCCGTCTGCGTCCCGCGAATAGTGAGGCGAACCTTTGTCGTCTCAACGGCCGCGAACTGATGGAAACTCGATGCCTCGGCATAGTTCGTTTCGTCGATGTCGGTCGCGAAGTTTGTCCAGTTCGCCCCATCCCAATACTGCACCTCATAGGACTTAAAGTTGTGCTTTAACAACATGATGGTATCGATGCGTTTCGTTTCGCCGAAATCAATCTCGAAAGTCGTGTTGTCTGAATCGACCGAGCCTGTCGTCATCCAGGCCGTAGCGTCGTTCCGATCCGTTGCTCGCTCGGTGTAGTCGTTTCCCTGCGATGCCGTGAGAACGACCGCCTGATCTGAGAAGTCCCCTTTGTTTTTCTCGAAAAACCGAATCTGCTGTGCCATCTCACACGCCCTGAATAGATAGGTTAAGGTTCCTGCGCTCGACCATCTGGGCCTCAATGAAGTCCATTAGTTCGCCCTTCAGCTGCAGAACGACGGTCGCTACTCCGCCCTCCCCTTGGGCCTGCGCCCCGCCTGCGCGAGATGCCGCAACCGCATTGACAACCTCGTCGAAGTTTCGCGTAGGCACGACCAACTCGCCCGGCATCGCCATCACTGGAATCGAATCTTTGCCCGGAATACCGCCCGTAAGAAGACCGCCCTTCGCCGCAGCTGTTACTTTGCCAGCCTGCTCTGCTCCGAAGGCTACCGCTGCCGCAGCTCCCGCAACGCCAAGGGCAGGACCAACGATCGGGATTGTGGAAAAACCTGCGTAGATGTTCATTGCAGACTCAGCCGTGCGGATCGCGATGTTTGCCAGCGCCGCAGCCTTCCCGATTCCCTTTAGCGTAGCGTTTGAACTCTGTTGCAGAGCTGCGAGTTCTCCAAACGCTCTGCCAGCTCCCTGGACAACCTCGGAGTACATCACGCGGTTGATCAAAGCGTAGGCAGTACCGAATTTCTGCTGGTTCATGAGGAACTGGTTATGCAGGTTCACTTGAGCCTGGATCGTCTGCGCTGCTGCCTGTTCTCTCGCGAGCTGTTCCGTCAGGATGCTCTGGCGAATCTGGTTGTTGTTCTCCTCCAGGAAGGCGCGCTGTTGCTCTGCTGAGAGCGCATTGAACTCCTCGTTCTGCGCCAGGATCTGATCATCTAGGATGCGATTCTGCTCCAGCTCCTCGGTCGACTGCTGATTCTGCAGCTCGCGCACGCGCGTGAGGCGCTCCTGGATTTTGCCAAAAATAGCAGCGTTTTTCTCGTCCTCCAGAGCCTCCAGGAGTTTGATCTCCTCCTGCTTCAGGGCGATCTGCTCCTGGCTCTCAAGATTGAACTGGGCGACCATCAGCTGTTGTTTCTGGCGTTCGATTGCGAGGAGGCGGTTGTTCTTTTCCTGTTCCTCTCGCTCTCTGCGAGCAGCATCGGCGTCGTTTCGATCCTTTTTCGCCTGCTCTGCTGCTGCCTCAGCAGCCTCTCGCTCTCCGATGCCTTGAAAAACAGCCTCGTTGTAGCGCGCGATCCCCGCCCGAACTGCTCCCAGGAGGTTCGCCTCTCCCTCCTCGAACTTCGCAACGTCTAGCGTGACAAGCCCGAGCAGGATCTGAGCAGTTCCTTTCGCAAGAAGCCCGATCGTCGTGACGGATGCCTGAAAAATTCCAACGATACGCGGCCAGGTCTGCTCCCAGTTGAGCGCGATGAGCCCGGCTACCGTGATCAAGGCTCCGAGTCCAGTTGCAGCCATGAGGCCCCTGGTTGCGATCGTCATCACTCCCGCGGCTACGCCAGCAGCAGCGAGGGCTGCTTGCAGTTTCAGCAGAGCAATGCTCCCTAAAGAGGCAGCGAGCACGATGCCTGATATTGCAGCAGCTGCAACTCCAGCGGCGACTGCGAAATCGATCAGCAGTTTATTGTTCTGGATGAACTGGAGGAACTTCGTCGATACGTTTATCAGCGTTTCAAACGCTGGCGCAAGCCGTTTCCCGATCTCCTCCTGGAGATCACCAAACGTGTTTTTCAAAAGTTTGATTCCGCCCAGGCCCTTCGCCGCAGCCTCTGCCTGGCCTCCGAATTTCTGCGCGAGCGCGGCCGTGATCCTGTCGAGGTTTTCCGACTTGTTCCCAGCGTCCTCGATCTCGATGCCGTATCGCCTCAAAACGCCAGTGTTCGTTGTCGCCGCTTTTGCCACCAGGTTGTAGGCGTTGCTGAGATCCATCCCAGTTGCCTCGGCGAGATCGGATACCGCGAACGCCAGCTCCTGAGTGACCTTCGTTTGCCCGAGCATCCCCTGGATCGATGCGATCGCAGATACAACAGCGTCGTCGTCTGCTCCAGTTTTCTCCTGGATCGCCGATGCGATCGAGCGATAGTCCTCGACCAGTTCCTTCGAGTAGATCCCCTGCTGTTGCAGGGCCTGCGTGAGTTTGTTCGTAGCCGCCTGGCTCGCAGCGAAGGCTGAAACGGCTGCGACGGCCTCAGCCGTGAGGAGAGCGAACGCAACTGCTGCGCCCTTCGCTGTCGATTCTAGTTTTGCGTTCAGCGCCTCTGTTTCCTCCGCTGCCGCATCGAGGGCCTTTTCATAATCGGCGATGTCGCCCTGGATTTTAATAACTAGCGTTGACACTGTTTGCCTCCCTAGCTTTCTCGGCGCGTCTCATCTCAAGATGTTTCGCGATCGCGTCCTCTGTTGCTTCATCCAAACGCTTCGGCTGCTCCATGTCTAGCGGGCGAGCCAGATCAGCGCCGTGGATCTTTGCCTGAAACGAGGCATCCTGGAACTCCCGCTCCTGGATGGCCATCAATCTCCAGGTGATCTCTCTCATCGTCCGCGTCCAGATGTACTCAGTCGTCCAGCCATACGCTGACGAGAGGCGATCAAAAACCACGGCCCAGTTTACGGGCTCGGCTGGCTTTTTTTTTCATCTGACGGAGCATCAGGCGCCATGGCCTGATCGATCACGGCTCGCGAGATCCCGATCGTGTGCATGAGGGCCTGGAATATCTGCAGCTTCTCCTCCATGCCAGAGACCATCCAGAAGAACAGCTCAGCGCCTCCGCGTTTAACGACCTTTTCCTCTCCATTTTCGTTGATAAACGTAACTTCTCGCTGAATGAAATCCCTGCGATCGTCATCTTCCATCTGGTGGAACGCGATGCGAGCGATCTGAACCATGTTGATCTCTCGGAAGATTTTCTCCAGGTCGTTTCCGAACGTCTCCTGCAGCCATTTCTCATCGGCGAGCGTGAACGGGCGAAGGCGATACTCCTTCCCTGTGGATTTCAGAGTGATCGTGGCTCCCATCGGCGTCAAATCTTTGAGATCAATCGGCTTCATATACTCCAACTCTCGGTAGGTTTGAAAAGTTTCACAAGACAAATCGACAAACTGTCAGTACAAAAAAAGAATGAAAAAGGTCAAGCCAGTCCGAAGTCTGATGATTCAGATCCGCGTTACCGAGTGGGAGAAAAACCGCATCGAGGGGTTAGCGAAGCTGTATGCGAACGGGAACACCTCTCTCTGGGTCGTGCACTCAGCCCTGAACGGGCCGCGCGAGAGGCTGACGAACGAGAAACGCCTAGGCAGGCAGAGGAAAAAGAAGAAATGAGCATGATCAAATGGACAGAGGTTGGCCGAAAGCAGCTGGAGGCGCGGGTCTATTGCAACCACTGCAAGAAATCGAACGTGATCACGGGCTACGACAACCCGTTTTTTTTCTCATCGTTCAAAGATCGGCCCGTAAAAATCCAGTCCTGCGATCACTGTCGCGCGATCATGCGGATCAAAATCTCGAAGGATGGGATTGAGCATCTGGCGTGATAGGAGCCGGGGAGCGAGCTGTTTTTCCGAGTGCGTCTGGTCCTGTGCTCGGTGGGCGCTGCCCGCTCCCCGACGAAAGAGAGACTCCAGGATAACATCGAGGCAGAAAAAGGAAAGGGCCAGGATTTCCAGCCCTGGCCCGTCCCGACGATTCTCATCGTTATCGCTTACGATGTCGCCTTCACATAGCGTAGATCGAACACGCCATCTTTTGCAGAATCGTAGAACGCTTTCACTTTGATCTCGGCGTTCGCCCAGGCGTTCTTTTCGAACCCGATCGGCATACCAGAGCCGAGGCAGCGGAAGCAATCCAGCTCAGTCATCTCGCCATTCGATCGCTTCTGCGCGATAACGATCGCACCGAACTCAGGCATGGTCTGGTTTGCCAAGCCTCCGATGCGAACAGTGCTCACGCCAGAGTTGATCGGGCGAGTTTCAAACGTCGCCACACCGCCAGCAACAAGCGCGATGACGCCAGATCCGCCTGTGAACTCAACGCCAGTTCCAGGGATCTCCGTCGCCGTCGATGCTGTCACCGTGAGCGGGGATGCCGTGATCTTTAGCAGATCGGTCTGATAAGCCCAATCAGTTCCGCGCGCAGCATCCACGTCCGATGCCGCATAGACATCGACCGTCGTCGCCGAAACGTACTTGATAACGTATTTCGCGAACTTCAACGAGGCGCTCTGTCCCGATTTCGCCGAGACGGATGCGATCCCTGTCGAAGCATTGAGAACTCCCGTCACGACTGACGTGAGCGTCGAGACGTTCCCAGCTGCCTCAGCCGATGTTTGCGTCGGAGCCTTGCCGAGGAACAGCTCGAACAGGAAGTCCTCGAACTGGCTGATCTTGAGAGACATCTCCACTTTCAACTCGCCAGTTTCAACGGCCCATGGGAACTTCGACGATCCGCCCATGAGTTCAACGAGGCTGCCCTCGACGTTCAGGCTGGAGCCATTGAGCACTTTCAGGATGCCGTAGAACTCGCCAGTTTTTCTGTTGTATGGAGTCACGCTGTGGACGCCGTATATTCCTCGTGGATCGGATAAAGCCATTGAGCACTTCCTTTCAGATTACGTTTTCTGTTTTTAGGTTTTGCCAGTATCGCTCGGGCACGTGCGAAACGTCGTCCCCTTCTTTGATCTCAATATGAACGTCGTTCTGATGAATCACGAAGTCCCGCTTTGCGATCAGCTGACTGCGCGGCTCATCCTTTTTTTTCTCAACGCCACGGATGGTTTCGAGAACGGATTCCGTGTACTTTTTCAGGTGCTTTTTTTCTGCATCGGAGCTCATCCTAGATTGCCCTCCAAAACTAAACCGATCGCTCGGTAGCTGTTCGATGTGTTTAGATCCTGAAACGGGATCGGAACGAGGCTCTTGATCTCAAACTTAACAGGATGAGATCCTCCATTCCATTTTTCCTGGAAGATTTCCTCAAGCGCGCGCTGATACCGGAACATCCTGGCGCCGATCTCGACCTCCTCGCCAGAGTCTGCCGCGATGATGATCACGGAAATCTCGATCTTTTTCGAGGAGAGCGGGCCGCGAGATGACGACTCGATGTTCTCGACGCCATAGAGACAGATCGGGTTGTAGTTCGCCATGCGCCCGTTTAGCTGCTGCAGGAAGTACGCTCCTGCGTCGAGCTGATCGAGCGCGATCGAGTCGTTCTTTTCCAAGTTGATCGCAGCGATCTTCGAGTTGAAGTTCGCCGAGATGATCGCTCTCACGTCAGCCAGGAGGCTCTCGACATCATACTTTGCCAAGGGTATCTCCTGACTTTTTTACGACGTAATCCTGGAGGATCTTCGTCCAGATTTGCACTCGTTTGTTGAGAGCGCTAGGTGCAACCTGCTCAACGCCCAGGAGAATGTACTGGCGGGCAGGGATGTTTTTTTTCATGCTGCCGTTGTTCAGCGTTTGGAAAACGACGTTCTCAGGATCGACCCCGATCTCCAGCGTCTTCTTGTTCGGGAAACGAGTCACAGAGTTCGGATCTCCCTCAACGGTGAGGGCTGACTTGAGTTTCCCAGTGCGAAACAGGATCGGATAAACGAAACCGAGATCCTTTTCCTTTCGCTTCTTGTAGTTCCCTGACAGATCGGCCCATCGGCCAGGCCCAGAGAGCGCGAAAATGGATGAGTTGCCTCTGAACCAGCTTTCTTTGATCAGCTGCAGCGGGATGCGGAGATCATCAACCTCATCGATGAGCTTTGCGTACTTCTTTGCGAGAAGTTTCTTCGGATCAACGATGTAGGAGATCGGCTGTCTGCTCACCACTGCCTCTCGCCACGTTTGAAAGTGCGCTCGACGGAGTTTGTGGCCACATAGGAGTTCACAGATCCCTCAGAAGCAACGAGCGTTGCTCCTGGGAACTGGATCTCTCCCTTGGAAATCTTGGTAGCCAGCTCGATCACGTCCTCTCGGGTCATGTGCGCAGCGTTCTGCTCAGGCTTTGGAGAGCCCTGCTTGATGGCAAGAACTCCCGCAATGCGCTCGCGCACGAGTGCCCGCGACATCATCCGGCAGAGGGTCAGGGCCTCGCCATTAGCCACGGGCACTTGGTATCGGTTTCCGATGATGGCATTGATCTCTGCATCCGCCTCAGCGATAAACTCAGCCACCTGCGCCGATTTGATCGACGTGGTTCCTGAAATATCCAGCTGTTTGAACTCCGCCTGAACCTGAGCTTCGGTGCAGTAGGCCATCTATTCCTTCTTCCTCTTTTTCGGTTTTGCCTCTTCAGCAGGCAGTTCTTCTGCCTCTGCAACAGGCTCTTCCTTTGATCCGCCAGCGCCAACGATGAACCCCGCCTTAACGAGGTCCTCGAAATGCTGCGGATACTTTTCGATTGCCCACTCAGGAACAACGTCGCCCTTTTTCAGTTCGAACGATGCCAGGTGGGTGTTGCACGCAGCTACGAAACTCATGGGAAGCATCCGTAGTTCTGAATGAAGTAGGCCTTGAAGTCGTTCGAGCCGTTCATCGTGCCGTTGAAATCGGCCGTGTTCTTCTCGACTTCGTCAGCATCGGAGACGACAGTTGCGCGAGTCGATTCATAGGCTCCATCGAGCGAGCTTTGAATCCATGCGCCAGCCTCAGCCATGCAACGCTTTAGACCGATCTTCTCGCCGATCCCGACCGACCAAGTGGCAGCGAATCCGCCGCTCTCGCAGTTTGCCGGAAACGCTACAGAGGTAACCGTCTTAAACGCTTTTGCGCCAGTGACTGCAGTGTTCTGGTTAGCAGTAAACGTGAACGTCTCAGTGATCGCCTTATCAAAGATGTTCGTTCCGCTAACCGTAATCACGCAGGCTTCGATGTCAGTCGTCGTCCCGCCGGGCGTGATAACGAGGTTTCGAGGGCTGTCTGGTTGAGCTGCAAAAGATGTGACCGTGGCAGCAGCTGCCGACGTTGCTCCAGCGTTTCCGCTGAGAACTCGAGTCGTAGATGCGGCCAAAAGGTTCGTGAAAGTCTGCTGTTCGACCACTCCCTGAGTTGGGAGTTTTACGTCCTGGAACAATCTGCGAACAGATTGCGCCTCGGCCGTCATCGAGAAGCAGATGGAAAGCATGAACAGAAAAAACATTCTCATTTCAAAACTCCATCGTGAGAGGGGTGTAGAGGAGGTCTGCTCCCAATGAGCAGAGCCTCCCATCATGTCTGGTTAGGCGATTGCGTCCTTGATCAGGTACGCGCACGCTGCGTTCGCGAGGAGCAGATCGTATTCATCCTCGCAGAGGATCGCAGTCGATCCGGGCGGGTTGAAATTCGGCTGCTTGTAGACCTTGCGAGGGCTGCTGCCTGAGGGCGTTACCCAGAACGCAGTCGTCTGGATGCCGACCTGGAGCGACTCAGGGAACACGCCGAGAACGATGTGTTTTCCCCAAACGCTCGACAGCGAGTCCGTTTGCCCTTCTTTTGCCGAGTTGTACTTTGCCTCAGCAACGAGGAGGCGGCGAACGCCGAGAGCCGACGCGATCTCCTGATAGTTCAGGCCGCCCGGACGGTTGTCCTTGAATCCGAGCTGATCGAGCATCGCTGGATGGTATCGCAGAGCATCGAAAACATCGTAGTCCATGACTGCGGTGTCAGCGATCTCGCCGCAACCATCGCGGATTGCCTTGCGTGCTGTTTTGAGGACGCTGATCGGGTCCGAGTTCAGGTAATCGCTGAACTGGTTCGATCCTGTGAGCGTCGTGTTTTGCGAGATCACGCTAGTGTTCGTCAGCGTGTCAGCAACGAGCTTCTCCTTTTCGAGGATCAGCAACGACTGGAGACCGATCGTCTCGTCGCGCTCTGCTTCGAACGGAGTTTCTACGTTCGCGTAGTCCTCTTTCGAAACAAAACCTTCGAGGCCGTGCCCTTCGATGAGGAACTGCTGCGTCGAGCGCGTGATGGGCTCAACGCGGCGGTATTTTCCACGTCCGCCTTTCACGGAGTTTTCGATGCGGAGGTGCGAGTTGCCATACTTTCCGAGCAAACCGCTGTACTGTGCAGACTTCACTTGCGGGAGGAGCTGCTCTGCTACTGCGCCCTTGACCTTCTGCATGATCGAGACGTTTGTGAGCAGCTTATCGACTTGTGCCTTTAACTGTGCCATTTGTGTCCGTTTCCTTTCCTAAATTAGAGGCCCGCATGGGCTGTTGCTACGACCACTTCAACGGCGAACAGATCGTTCTCCGTTGCATCTTGCATCGCGATCGCAATGATGTGATCGCCTTCCGCGTTGACTTTCACCAGGCGGCCGTCTGTGTGCGAGCACAGATAATCGCCAGCCGAAATTGCCTCGCCCGCGAGAGCCTTCGCTCCGCCGCCCGGGAGAGCAACCTCAGCGCCTTCGAGAGAATCGGAGGCAGCGTTTTGGATGATGCCGATGCAGCGATCAGTGTTCGCCGCACCAACGACGACTGTATCGCCAGCAGCGCCGGAGATCTTCACAGCCTTGCCTTTTGCAATCGCAGCTGTGTGCTTGAACAAATAGATCCGTGGTTCAGAGTGAGAAGCCATGTTTCAAAATCCTTTCTTAGGCTTGAGCCTGTTCATAACGAGTTCGAAGTTCTTTGTTCTCAGAGAGCACGAGGCCGATGCCTTCAACGACATCCTTCGCGCGCTTTTCTGTGACTGCTTTTTCAGCGAGTTCGAGCACTTCGTCCTCTGCTGACTTGTCTCCAGAGCGAGCCGGAGGATTTTGTCCATGGCCTGCCTCAGAGAGTTTCACCGGCTGTGCGAGTTCCATGAACTTCGCCATGTCGCCAGCCATGAACGCCTCGCGCTGCGCCTCAACGACAACTCCCTCAGAGAGTTTCTTGTCGAACTGCGCTTTTTTCTCTGCAGTTTCTTTTTCTTTCTGCAGGCCAGCGAGTGCTGTTTTTGTTTCCGACAACTGCTTCTCCATGTCGCCGAGCTGCGCCTCTGCCGCTGCGAGTTTTTCTTTCTCGCCCGCTGCTACTCCGAGTTTCCCTTCGAGTTCAGCGATTTTTGCCTTCAGCTCCTCGATCAGTTTATCCTTTGGGTCCACTTCGCTCCCCTTTCCTTCTGTCAACTCAATGACTGGTGCCTGTCCCTTCACGACAGGGCGATTGGTTAAGCCTGCGCCAAGCAGCGTCGGGCCGTGTTTTTTCAAACTCTCGTTATCTTGGTAATCGAAATTGAAGTCAGCCGACACGTATCGGTACTTTTTCCCGACAACGGCCTGCGCTCCGTCAGGCGTCCAGTCCGGCACTGCCCAGAGCTCCGTCCCATCATCCGAAAGCTCCAGGTCTTTGAACCAGGCCGCAGCCTCGCCCTCGGAGTTGTGTCCGTAATCGAGCGCGATGTCGATCCCACGAACGCGCGCGTCAAAGTTCTTTTTGAACGAGAGGAGATGATCCTTCGTGATTTCGAACTTGCCGTACTTTTCGTGATGGAACGTGCCCGTTCGGATGACTTGAATCTTCTCAGGCGCTTTGTCCTGGCCCTCAGAGAGCGAAATCTCAATCGGATGCAGTCTGTATCTTTGTGGCATGGCTTGATCCTGATTGCTGTTTTCCGATTTCGTCAACACGAAGTTGCATGAGCATCGGCTTTTGTCCTCACAACCGTGAGTCGTGAGGCCTGAAACTAGACTCAGTTATGAACGTGGAACGATCCGCAGCAGGTTTGCTCGGCAAACTGGATCGAGTCCTCAAGCTCTGGCTTCGATGGCTTGAGTTTTACGATCTCGCGCCCGCGCAGCTCGCCCGACAGAATCGGCTCGATGTAGCTTTTGCAGTTGAAATGGAGAGGCGGGGTGTATCGGAAACGATCTGGATCATCCTTCGCGAACACAGTGCCAGCGAGATCCTGGCAGATCGGCGAAACTGGATCGCCGTTGACGAATCGGAAGGCCTCGATCTCCTCTGCAACCTCGGGATCGGAGAAGAAATCATTCCTCGTTTCGTTAACGATCTGCGAAGCCATCGATGCAGCTCCCGATGCGATTCGTGGTCCTGCTGTGTAGTCATAGGCTGCATCTTCGAGATCGGCTCGGATGAGGGCGAGCGAGTCCGTTGAGTCGACTGAATGGTTGAACTGCCATGCGATCCCGCGCTCCAGGTCCTGCAGCTGGGTCTGCGCGAGCAGCTGATACTGGCGGAACACTTTCGTTCGGATGCCTGGCGGGAGATCCTCGAACTGCCCGAGAAGTAGGCGGCCCTCCAGCTCCTCCGTGAGTTTCACGTTCTTGGCTTTAGGCACCGATTTCCGCGCATCCTTCAGCGCATCGGCAGCGATGACAGCGAGGGCTGCGAGCATCGCCTCTTTGTAGGCCTGCTGCCCTTTCCATTCCAGATCCTTAACCGCATCGAGTCGCTTGCTCTCAGGCAGGCGCGAGAGACGGGCCATGATCTGATCGACCATGCTTTGCCCGATCTCCTCCAGGTGCCGCTGCATCAGCTGCTTCAGCGCGAGCGCGCTCTGCTGGATCTGCCTGCGAACGTTCGGTTTAGCCACGAGAACCTCTCAGGCGAGCGGCCTCGGCGAGCTTCATACGCTCCGAGAGGCTCGGGCCGAATGTCGGCTGCTGCGATGTCTCCCTCTCTCCCTGTCCCGTCCGAGCAGGAAGCCCGATTCTTTTTCTTAGGTGATCCTCGTCCCCGTCCTCTGGTGTTAGCCACTTCCCATCTCCGAGTGTCTTCAGCATAGTCGCGAGTTCTGATCCTGCTTTATCGGAGATGCCTGAGTGCTTCAAAACTGGATAGAAGTCCCGAGGGCCACGGTTTAATTTCACGAGGCTTGGGATCATGTCCATGTTGATCGGCGAGGCGATCTCATCGGCCACGTGCTCCAGGCCTGCCAGCATAAAGTCCGAGAGATCGTTCGATAGCGCGTACGCACCGCCCGACGCTCCCATCCCCAGCTCTAGGAAGTTCGCCAGAAACGCCTTAGCGATGCGGCGATCCTCGCGATCGATCGACTCCTCTACTTTCGAGGGATCATAGGAGTTGTTATTGAGATCGAGCTCCCAGCCAGAGGGGTAGATCAGATAACCGCTCTCATGCGTGACGTACTTTTCGAGAACGGTTTTCATGTTCGTCATCTCATCGCTGTTTTCCTTGCCCGCAGGCACCTTCGCGATGGGCGTTCCAACGGCAAACTTCTCGATGCCGATCGCGTTGAGCTTCAGATACAGATCCTTTCGCATCCATGGGCCGTAGCATGGGCGGAGCATCGAGATGCCCTCATAGTTCGAACCCTCCTGCTGGATGCTGAACGTGAGCAGGAACTGATCCGGGATCTGCACCGTCCCTTTATCGAGATCACCCTCGGCCATCTGCTCGATAGCCGACAGTTTTCCCGTCTGTTTGTTGATGATCCATCTCTCGATGGTTCTCGGCGAGCGCCAACCCATCATTCCGATGCCGTTGTATGAGCCGAAGCGGGGATGATCGAGAACGACCTTGTGCGTGATCTCAAAAACGGAGTGGCCGAAATCGATGAACGTGAGGATCTCGCTCACGACTTTCTTCCACGGGCGATCGAGATCATGGAACAGGATGTGCTCGATCAGTTTCGCATCTTCGATGGCCTCTGGCGATGGCTGCTCACCAGGCGCGCACCCTGGATGAACCTCCCAGCTGGCACCAAGGATCGGGTTTTTCACGGCCTTCAAACACATGGTGATCTGCGTATCCGATCGGCGCATCTCGTCATAAATATCTGCGCGGCGAGTGCCTCTGAGGTTCTGCAGATATTCCTCGGACGGGTAGCCAGCGTCCACCTTCGTTCCGGTAGATCCGATCTCGGAGTATTTTGTTCTCAGGGGTACGATCGTTTGGGCGTTCTCGACGGAATCGACGTTCCCATTTTCGCTGGAGAGGCGAAAGATTCGCTCTATGAGATTCGGCTGTTTTGTTTTTACCATCGTTTTCCTCGCTGGCCTGAGATCGTTACATTGGATTGTGGAACTAAGTTTTTCGAGAAGTCACCTGCATACTGTCCTTTGAAGCGAAGCAGGGCCTGAGTCGTTCCGTCAACCTGGTCATCGTTTGCAGCTGATGGGAACGAGGCCAACTCCTCCATGTAATCATGCACCCATGGCGCCTGTTCGGGCTCGGGGATGAGCACATCTCCTGCCTCAAAGTCTGGAGCGCAGGCGTTGAGCCGTGCCATTTTTGAATCCTTCACATCGACGGCGATGACTCCGCCGATTTCTTTCCCGATCGAGTCGATCACGGCTGGCCCGTTCGCCTTATCCTCGATCAGTTTGACCGTTGCGTTAGGCCACTTTGCGGATAGGGATTGGATCGCCTTGATTGTTTCCGTGAACCCCATGCGCGCGCGCACCTGATCGCAGAGATACTTCCTCCCAGCGATGCGGCACCAAACCTGCCCGACAACATAATCTGAGTCTGCTGAGTTTTTGAACGACAGATCCCAACTCTGGAGCCACTCGCCCTTGAGATAGGCCTCCTGTGGGAGCTGGCGATAGAATCGGAACCATTCTCTTTTGACGAGCGAGCC